CGTATGAGGTATGTTCTGACTTCGGAATGGAAGCGTTTTTTCGTAACATTCCTAACTTTGGGAACTGTCAGTCCGAGCGGAGATAACAGAGTATTATTTAGAATTCATTCAGGAAACAATGAAGTGTATTTGTGCGGAGCCAAGCTGGAGCAGGGCAATAAGGCTACGGCGTACTCCATATCTGACAATGACCAGAAGGAGTACTCGGACAAAGCCCTGGACGCCTTGGCCGATATCGCCAACGACGACAAGCTGACCCCCAGTGAAAAACAGGAGGCCAAACGGGAATGGGATATTATCCAGGGCGAGAAACCGATCCTCACAGCCCAGGCCGATACGATCCAACTGAGCACCGCCGATTATCTGAACGTCTACAATGCCCTGAGCGCATACATTACGCCGCTGCTGGCGGATATGACGACGACCTCGACGATCACCGGGTCGGTTTTCAATGCGAGATTCAAAACGTACTACGATGCGAAGACGACGTTGCTGAAAAATATTCAGTACTATTCGTCCGGGCAGTTCCGGATCACTACGATCGACGCTACGGCGCTCGATCCGGATACTTATTATCCGGTAACATTCACTTTATACAATGCTACAGATTATAAAGCGACTTTTGATATCGGAACCGTATTAGGCACGAGCGGGAAGCCTCCCTGGGCCACTCATGCGCAGGGATTCTCATGCAATTGCGCCTGGGAGTCGAACGGGAACCGCTGGGGCACGCTACCCGTCAAAAGGTATATCCATTCCTTTGCTTACAGCTTTGCAGAGAGTACGCCCGTCGGCAGCATCGGACAGGTGATAGAGATATCGATGGAATACATATACGTTCGCGGCGGCGGCAGGTACACGGTGCGTACCTCCGGCGTCCCTTTCATTGAATTGCATCCTTCCGGTTATCATTGGACTTCCGGAAGTTCGTCCGGAGATCTTCCCACCCGGACGTCGATAGAAATGCCGGTCGTGAATCTCGATGCAACGCAAAAAACAGCCCAAGAGGCTAAAGATGCGGCGGCATCGCTGAACACCACCGTCACAGGTCTTAAAAATTTCACCGACGAAGCCTTTGCCGACGGGATTGTGGATCGCGCGGAAGCGGCATCCATCGAAAAGTATATCAATACGGTCAACGAGGCGGGCTCCGCAGCCGATGCTACCTATGGCAAGCTATATAACAATCCCTATCTGGGAGGTTCGGCGAAAACGGATCTTACCACAAAGAAGAGTGCGTTTGACGCAGCTAAAGTAAGTCTTTTGAATGCCATTTCAGCGGCGATTGCGGACGGCAAAGCATCGGAAGCCGAAGTAAGGAACGTGAATGCACAATACACGGAATTCAATGCTGCATACAAAGATTTCACGAGAGCCATAGAAGATGCAAATCAGGCTATTCAGGACGAATTGAAATCCTATTCCGACGCCGCTCAGGATGCCGCCGATGCCGCAGCCGCAAGAGTTGCGGAATTGGAATTTCTGAAATCGGCATTTTCGGATATGACTACGGAGATATCGGACGGTTTGTTGCTTACAGGGTTTGTCGGCGTCCGCGATTCCGCATCGAATATCGTTGCGGGATTATCGGGTATTAACCCGTATTCCGATCTATCCCGATACCCGATACTGTTCGGCGGCGCCACTTCTGCAAAAGCGGCCAACGACGCTAAGTTTCGGTTTTATTCGGATGGGTATTTTGTATTGGGAGGCGACCGGATGGTATTCGAACCTACAAATTCTTCTCTTACTGTCAGAGGGGCTATATATGCGAGCTCCGGAGAATTTCGGGGGAAGGTGTACGCTTCGGGCGGAGAGTTCACGGGAAAGGTGGTAGCAACTTCAGGCGAATTCACGGGGACAGTTCATGCTTCAGCAGGCGAATTTACAGGCACCATAACGGCGAGTTCCGGGAAAGTAGGTGATTTCGTTATCGACAACGGAAACCTTCTTAATACAAAGAATAGCGGCAATATTAAGTTTACCTATGGGGAATCCTATGTTGTAATAGGGAATAGTGTAGATTATGATGGTACTTATGGCGGGTTGATTGTCAAGGCAAGAGATACCCAGACTACCGCAGTGGGGATAAGTATCTTCGCCTGGGGAACTCCCAGTAGTATAGCCATAGATATTCAAAGAGGGGATCTTTTTCTGGGTAGCTCATCAAAAATACATGGGTTCGCCACTTCTACAAAATATTTCACTTCCGGCAGCATAGTATTAGAAAAACAGCACGATTATGTGGAATATGGCGGTTCTTCGGAAGGCTCTATTTTATTGCCTGACGGTCAAGACGGCAAGGTTGTTTGGGTTAAAAAATCAGGATCAGGCAATTTAGTAGTTAGATCTCGCACTTTAGGCAAGATCATCCGCATGGGATCAAGTCTTGTGGATAGTGTTGTAATTAACTGGACAACAGAATGTAAATTTACATTTATTGGATCTACTGGCTATTGGAATTACGCAAACTACAATAACTAAAATTATGAAGAACATCGATTTAACGAATCTGCGGGTTTATTTGGATTTTGCCAGGACGAAATCCGAGGTCAGGGATTACCGGGTATCTATTGCCGACGCAATCTATACGGGGTGTCCCGGCATAGAATATCACGCATTGGTACATAAAATTTACGATAACGAAGGGCCAATTCAGCTTTCGAATAGAGAGGCCGATCTCCTCCAAAAGGTGGCCGAGGCTTGCACTCCCGCCATATACGATGCGATCATGGAACAATTAAATTCTGAAGAATAACAAATCAAACGGGATCAGATGGAAACAGTATTGGCAATACTGGCTGCGGCTTTCGGCTCCGGATGGGCCATTCAAATAGCTTTCTATCGGTATGAAAAAAGAAAAAGAAAAGCAGAGGTCGAAAATGTCGAACTTGACTTGGATACAAAATATGATGAATTGCAAGAAAAACGGTTGGGTGAAGCTTATCAACATATTGACAGATTGCAAGGAGTTGTTAACTCCGAGCGTGATAAATGGATAAAACTGGCAAATGAAGTCGTCTTGTTAAAGGAAGAGTTATTGAATGAACGAGAGGCAAAAAAAATGGCTGAATTTGATCGATGCACAGTATCTAATTGCGATAAACGTACCCCCCCGAGAAAGTCGGTAAGCATAGAAAACAAATAGTAACAGAACAGTATTTTACGATTAAAGATATGGCAGACATCAATAAACTGGCCCCCTTTATCCGGAAATGGGAAGGCGGCTTCGTGGACGACCCTTACGATCAGGGCGGCGCAACGAATATGGGTGTGACAATCGCTACATGGCGACAGATAGGTTATGACAAGGATGGCGACGGAGATATCGATGTAGACGACCTTAAAATGCTTACATGGGACGAAGTCGTCTCCCGTGTATTGAAACCGCACTATTGGGATCGGTGGAAAGCCGACGAGATCCGCAATCAATCGCTGGCTAACATCCTGGTCGATTGGGTCTGGGCATCGGGAGCCAACGGCATCAAGATTCCGCAACAGATACTCGGCGTTGCAGTGGACGGTATCGTAGGCCCTAAAACCATTGCCGCACTGAACGCCCGCGACCCCCGCGAACTGTTCGCTCAGATCAAACAGGCCCGGTTAAATTTCGTGGACAATATCGTTCGAAAGAAACCGTCTCAGAAGCGGTTTATCAACGGATGGAAATACCGCATTAACGAAATCAAGTTCGAGCCGTGAAAAAACTGGTAGTTATATTGGGAGTGCTTGCCGTATCGTGCTGCCGCCAGGCAATGCCGATCCGCTCGGAGTCAAAAGACAGTGTCCGGGTCGAGTATAAGACCGAATACGCGGAGAAGATACGGATCGATACGGTAAGGGTTCCTGTCCCCGCACAGTCGGCGCAAATACAGATCCGCGATAGTTCATCACACTTGGAAACGGACTTTGCAGAATCGGACGCACGGATCGGTACAGATGGAACATTGTACCATGACCTACGGAACAAGCCGCACACATATCCCGTTGCCGTTCCCGTCAAAGATGCCGAGAAAACAATAATTCGGGATAGTATTGTTTATCGTGACCGGTACAAAGAGATTCCCGTCCCGGCAGATTTGACGAAATGGCAAAAATTTTCGATATGGGCCGGACGGCTTGCTTTATTGGCATTAATCACATGGGTGGGATGGAAAATTTGGGGGTTAACAAGGAAGATACGGAATCGTTAA